CCATTTTGTCAAAACATGATGAAAAACGGCAAAATATTCCGCAAAGAAGATATTGGACAAATGTCGGCACGTGGGGTCAATAAAAAACACGGCCACAAAGGACAAAATTATTCATTATTTAAGTGGCAAGGCGGTGTAAATTGTCATCACCGATGGGAACGACGTATATACAAAAAACGATTAAAAAAAGACGGAACCGAATGGGGTGGCAACGCACTTGATGGAACCAAATTTGTGAACGTAAGTCAAGCGGTTCGTGAAGGATTTAAACTTCCAAAAAATCCAAAAGAAGTTTCGGAAGCAAATATCACAAGAACAGATCGCGGACATCACCCAAATTATAAAGGATAATGGCGAAAGGATTAATGATTTCACGGAATGACTTGGTCAAATATACAAGTTTAAGCGGAAATATCGACACGGATAAATTCATTCAATATGTGCTTATTGCACAAGAAATCACCGTTCAACAATTACTTGGAACGGACTTGTACGAAAAGATTCAAACCGATATTGAAGGGACTTCATTGAGTGGTGATTATTTGACATTGGTCAACGACTACATCAAACCCGTTTTGATTCATGCCGCAGCGGTTCAATATATCCCATTTGCATCATATACATTCGGAAACAAGGGTGTTTTCAAACACACATCCGAAACCGGGGAATCGGTGTCAAAAGAAGAAGTGGATTATTTGGTTGAAAAGGAACGCGACACAATGCAATTTTATGCAGACCGTTTGATTGATCATTTATCATTCAACGCACCTTCAAAATATCCGGAGTATAACACAAACACAAACGAAGACATTTCACCAATTACGGGACAATCTTACACGGGATGGGTATTGTAAAGACGTATAAACCAAAAGAAATAAATGTCGTCAAGTTAAAAACATACTTGACTTCATTGTATAACAAAAAGGTAAAAAAATAATTATATAAATATGGCATTTGGATCAATATATCCGGAATCTTGGTGGGGTAACGCAAACGAAGCGAACGGATGGGGAATTGTTTATCCATTAACCGCCGGGGGTTCATATATAACGGTTGACACAACATCGTATTCAACCGACACAACATCTATAAAAGCAGACGCAACGGAAGTATAAAATAAAAAATTAAAATGGCACAACAAACAATTAATATTGGAACAACTGCAAATGACGGAACGGGTGATCCATTAAGAACCGCATTTGACAAAGTCAACGACAACTTTACGGAATTATATACAGAAACGGACAACGATACACTTGGCGCATTAACTGCGACAGACGGTGGGTTTGTTGTTGGTGATGGCTCAAATTTTGGTGTTGAAACGGGATCAACGGCACGTGATTCAATCGGCCTTGGAACTTCTGGTCATATTCAATTTCATTGTCTTGGTATTGGACAAGCGGCGTCAACAAACAACGGTCAAATTGATGCAACAACTGTATATGCAGACACTTTCGGAAAAGATTCGGGCGATTATTTAGCTTGGACAACCGACACACAACTTGATTTTTATGTTAATGGAAGCAATGAAATGCGTCTTGAAGCGGACGGCGATCTTCACGTTGATGGGGATGTCATTGCAGCATCAACAACGGTTTCTTCAGATGAAACATTAAAAAAGGATATTAAAACTTATCAAGACGCGTTAAAAACGATTAATGAAATAAAGGGTGTTTCTTTTGCTTGGAAATCAAATGATAAAAAATCCGGTGGTGTTATTGCACAAGATGTCCAAAAAGTTTTGCCGGAATTAGTTGGAACAAAAAAATCACTCAATGACGGTGAAGAAACATTGACGGTTGATTATAATGGTTTAATTGGTGTTTTAATTGAAGCCGTAAAAGATTTATCAAATCAAGTTAATGAATTAAAAAAATAAAAAATGGCAATATTTGCGGATTACACAAAAACAACTTACACCGAACATGAAACCGAAACTGTTATTCAAGAGGTTACATATCCAAATGATTTGCCCGAAGGTCACACAAAATATGAATTTCGTGGTCAAACAGTGAATGAAACGTTCCCTTTGATTATTGAAAATTCAACAACATTGTCTGACGCTTACATTGTCATCACAAGTTATATGTTTTACAAAAAAGTAATAATTGATTCACAAAACCTTTTTGACATACAATTTGACATTTACAATTCAAAACAAGATTATTTAGATGGAAATGACCCTACTTATGTAGACGGTCTAGTTGGCCAATATCATACAATTGTAACTAGTGATGATCTAAGAATCAAAGGGTATGAAATATTAAAAGAACAAGTTTATTTAGATAACATTATAGACGATTAATTATGCCAATTACATCAAGTGGACAAATTGCATTGATTGCGGATATTGCCGCTGAGTTTACTAGTTTAGGATCAACTGATGTGTCAATGGCTGACGCGGGAGTTGTAGCCGGATTACCCGCAGGCGAAGTTTCAATGACTGATTTTTATGACGCATCTGCTCCAGATCCAGGAGTTGTAGTAACTAATGCAGCTTCAAGCGTTACGACAACTTCAATGACGGCAAATGGTGATGTTACTTCACAAGGCGGAGCAACAGTAACCGAACGAGGGTTTTATTTTGGAACTAATGCAACTTATACGTCAAACACAAAATATACGGTTTCCGGAACAACGGGTTCTTTTAATAGAACATTTACTAGTTTAACATCAAACACAACTCACTATATTACTGCGTATGTAATTAATGCGGGTGGTGAAAGTGTAGGTTCGACAGTAACACAAGCAACTGCTTACAATTACACCTTCGTTAGTAGTCAACATAGTGGAGCAGATCACCAAACAATTTCATTCAATAACGTCAATGGGGTATGGCAACAAATTTACTATGTGCATGGCAATAGGGCTGATTGCAGGGACAGTGCAGTTGGATTCCAAAATCGTTTTTACAGTAATGCTCCATTTATGCGTGTTTGGTTTAACGCTGCCGGTGGGTGTAACGCAATAACAATGACAAATGTCACAAAATCCAGTAGTTATGGACAACTTACACAACAGACCGACTATTGGGAATATGCTAATTTCCCGGGATACGCATCAATGTATTGGTATGCTTCGTGATGGAACAATTGAAGATATACATATTTAACGCAATCGCATAAACAATGAATGATTTGAAGATATATGCAACGAACTTGATCGCACTTGCGTTTAGTGTCACATCAATAAATCCATTTTTACAAGCCATTTCATTATTGTTGGCGATTGTTTATACAATAATATCAATATCTAAAAAATTAAAATAAATGCAGCTTCCAAAAAACGGTGTCGCAAAAGAAATTCGACATTATGTCGGGTCGTTGTTTATCTTCTTGTTTGTCATTGGGATTATTGTTGTATTGATACAATTCCCGGTTCTTGATACAAACAAAGAAGTCGTCATGATGTTAATTGGAACAATTTCCGCAAGTATCGGAATCGTCGTGTCGACAATAACCGGAAGCAAACCGGACGACATTACGGCATTAAAAACAAACCTTGAAAAGAAGGAACATCAAATTGATTTACTTGTCAAGGCAAAAGATCAACTTGAAGGAATGGTAATTGATTTACAAAAACAAATGTTGGAAAATCAAGACAATATTATGGACAAGATAATCTTGAAGGCGGCCATTGATTACGATTCAAAAAATAATCCGTCAAAAAAATAAATAATATGAAAAAAGTAAAATGTAAATGTGGAAACACTACAAATCCAAACGGATATTGTGACGGCACACACTTAAATAAATAAAAATGATAAAAGAATATTTTAATATTGCAATTGACAAAATCAAGAAATGGTATTTTATAAATTGGAATGGGGGAATGTTTGATCGTGGAAAAACAATCTTTGTTTCCGTGGTTGCATTCTTTGTATTGGTTAAAATTATATATTCAATTTTTGCATGAAATATTTCAGCTTATCCGAATTTGATTCACCGGATCACCCCGGTTCGGGGACAAACATGGACGGAAGATTCCTTGAAATGTTGGACAACGCCCGTGGGATTTACGGACGGTCAATGCGTATCAATTCGGGATACCGAACAATTTACAAAAATCACGGCGGATGTACATTGCAACAATTCCCGTGACCGTCACGATATGGTCAAGGCATTTATGGAAGCCGGGTTTTCACGTTTGGGGGTCGGAAATACATTCATTCACATCGATTCCGGCGACATCCATTCAGATAAGGACGCAAACGTCATTTGGACATACTAACACAACCGGGTCAACCTTATGGATAAGAAACGCTTCAAAGACACCGACGTTGGAAAATTCCTTTTAAATAAAATACCTTCAGTTGTCGGAGCAATTGCCGGACAATCACCCGTTGGAAATGTAATTCAAGCAATCATTGGCGGTTCGGATATGTCTGAAGAAGACAAACAAGTTGCCCTTGAAAAATTAAGAAACGAACGCGCAGAAATTGACGGGATCACAAGAAGATGGGTTTCGGATTCAAGAAGTCAATCTTGGCTTGCAAGAAATGTTCGTCCCCTTACATTGGCCGTATTGGTTTGTTCTTATGTTGGTGGTTGGTATATGGGTCTTCCAACTGAAGACACGGCTTCGTTGCTTACATGGGTTTTATGTGGGTACTTCGGCGCAAGAACTGCGGACAAAATCGGCGTTAAATTTCCAAGTCAAAAATAATGGCAAGGGCGGCAAGTTATCAACATACTTTTAAACCAAAGAAAAAACGTCCCGGAATTCATTCGAAATCCAAACAATCACAACTTAAATCGTCAAAGAATTATATTAAAAAATATAAGGGTCAAGGGCGATAATGTTAAAAAAACAATCAAACGATTTCTTGAAAATATTAAAAAATTCGTCGAACTTTGGCGGGTTAGTGGTTTATTAATGTTTAATTTTAAAATAAAAAACAAATGAATGAAGATTTAACGATTAGAAAATTAGCAGAAAAAATTGCAAAAGATTTTCAATTAAGTGTTCGGGAACGAACGGATGCAATTTTGGAACTTGACAGTATTTCAATGACAAACCTTGGAATTGATTCAAAATCAAATGAAAAAAAGAAAGTTAAATCGGATTCAAAATATCTTTACAAATTAATTTCCGGATTTAATGAAAAAGACGGTAATTTATTATTGAAGGCACTTGATAAATAACTTACAAAAAACAATGCCGAAGAATTCCAAGAAGCCGACACGATCAAAAATCGTTAAAAAACTTGATGTTATATTTAGTCAATATATAAGACTTAAATATGCTGACAAGCGTGGAATGGTAAAATGTTTCACTTGTGATAAGGTTGGTCATTGGAAGAATGACGGAATTCAAAACGGTCATTTTCGTTCAAGACGATTTTATTCAACACGGTGGTCGGAAGATAATTGTCGACCCCAATGTGTCCGCTGCAACATGTTCGATTCCGGCCGGGCATACGAATTCGGTTTACAACTCGGTGAAGAACTTGCACAAAAAATGTATTTAGAATCACAACAAATTGTTAAATTTACAACAGATGAATTG